GGGCTCTTTAAAAGAGAGGAATGGCATTAATGAAGTACAAGATGACTTTATGCTTGCCACAGCAGCAGATATTGTTGCAGATCCTAGCGCTCCAGACGCTTTTGTATCCGGTATAATGGAAGGAAGGGAATGGGTTTTTGTTAATGGTAAATGGACAGAACAAGATATTGAAGAAAGTCAAGCAGTAATTAATAAAGCTTCTCAGAGAGATCTAGAAGAAGCTAAATTTGCTGTTTTTAACGATTTTCTTAATAAACTGTCTAAAATATAATAGAAATCTGTATAAATATAAATAGTTTATTAGATTATATTAAAATTAAATAATCCTAAAAGGAGAGTAACATGGGAGTAGAATCCAAAATCAGAGAACTTCTAGAAGGCAAGTTACAAGACGACGCCGTAGAAGTGCTAGACGAACTGAAGGCACATCGTCCTTTAGATAAGGCTAGCAATGGAGATGCTACACCGCCTACACAAGGTAACTCTAATCCAAACCCAGAACAGCAAGACCTAAGTGGTACTAGCAACCCTGAAGGCGGATTAACTAGCCCAGTAGGTAAGGAAGCATCCGCTAAAGCTGGTAGTGCCCCTAGACCTTCTAACTCAGGCGCTGGTAAAGCACCTAATTACAACGACGGTGAGGCAACTCAAAGCGTTGTAGCTCAACCTAGCTCTAAAGGTAATGTACATCAAGAAGAAGTCGAAGAGACTGATGAAGAAGTACTTGAAGAAACACCTGAAGTAGCGGAAGACGAAGTAGTAACTGAAGAAGAAGCTACTGAGGAAGAGGTTGTTGCAGAGGAAGAAGGTGAAGTTGAATATGTTGACGGCGAAGAAGAGGAAGAAGTTATTGCTGAATCTGAAGAAGAGGAAGTAGAAGCTGAAGCATCTGAAGACGAATCAACAGAAGAAACTTTATTTGAGGAAGACATTGCTAACTTATTTGCAGATGAAGAGCATCTTTCAGAAGAATTTAAGACACAAGCAGCAACATTGTTTGAAGCTAGTGTTGTGGCCAGAGTCAACCAACAAGTAACAGAAATAGAAAACGCACTTGTTGAAGAAGCTTCTCAAGCTTTTGACGAAGCCAAAGAAAAACTTGTAGAAAACATCGACAAATACCTCAGTTATGTGACTGAGCAGTGGATGAAAGAAAACGAGCTGGCTGTAGAAAACGGTCTACGCAACGAGATTACTGAAAGCTTTGTAAAAGGCTTGAAGCAAGTCTTCACAGAACATTATATTGATGTTCCTGAAGAAAAATTCGATGTGTTGGCGTCTCAACAGCAAGAAATAGATGAACTAAAAACTAAGCTTGACGAAGAGATTGGTAAGTCTATTACAATCAGCGAAGATAGAGAACAACTACAAAAGGAAAAAGTTTTCCGTTCCGTGGTTGACGATCTAGCTGAAACCGAAGTTGAAAAGTTTGCGAGTCTCGTTGAGGGTATATCCTACGAAGACGAGGACAAGTACACTTCGAAACTTAATGTTATCAAGGAAAATTATTTTCCTAAAGCGAAAGCTGAAGACAGCGGTAAGCTAGAAGATAGCGTTGATCAGGGAACTTTAACAGACAATAGTGTAATGAGTAGATATGTACAAGGTATCTCTCAAGCAGCTAAGTTTGATAAGGTTAAAAATTAATTTTTTTATAAATAATTAGGTTATAAAACATAACAAAGTAAAAACAAGGAGAAACTGATGTATCTTTCAGAAGAACTACAAAAGAAGTGGCAACCAGTTCTTGAGCATCCTGAATTAACTGAGATTCAAGATCCATACAAGAGAGCGGTAACCACAGTAGTACTCGAAAACCAAGAGAAGGCTCTTCGTGAAGAAAAAGAAGCTCTTTTCGAGGCTACACATGCTAACCAAACAGGTAGCAATGTCGACAACTATGATCCTATATTGATCTCGTTAGTTAGACGTGCGTTACCTAACCTTATGGCTTACGATGTTTGTGGAGTACAACCAATGTCTGGACCAACTGGTCTAATCTTTGCAATGAAGTCACATTACAGTTCACAAACTGGAACTGAGGCTTTATTTAACGAAGCAGACACAGACTTCGCCGGTGGCGGAACACACGCTGGATCTAATCCAGTTGACGGTTCTTACACTACTGGAGCTGGTGTATCTACAAGCACTGCAGAAGGATTTGGAGACAGCACTACACTAAATGAAATGGCATTCTCGATTGAGAAGACTACTGTTACAGCTAAATCAAGAGCACTAAAAGCTCAGTACACAGTAGAACTAGCTCAAGACTTGAAAGCAGTTCATGGTCTAGATGCAGAATCTGAACTTTCTAATATTCTTTCACAAGAAATACTTGCTGAAATTAACAGG